CGAAACCAGCAACAGGACCAGCAGCAGCAGCACCGCCACCGAAACCGCCAGTACCAGTAAAGTTAGTTGGCGAACCTGTTTCATTCAGAATGCCTGCTTCTTTACGCATTTCTGTCAGTTGGTTTTCCAAGATAACTGCGGTAACTGCCTTACGATATGGATCTTTAATAGCAGGTAGGTCAGGGTGATTAATCACCGAGTCCCATTTTGCCTGATTCTCTTCGGATAAATACATTTATATCTCCTTGTTTATTTAAATTTTTGTTTTGGAAATCGCTTGTGATACTGCGGAGATAAATGGATCAAGGATCGCTTTCTTCTCTTCCGTATCTTCAAATTGCTCATGAAGATGTGACACTTTCGCTTTCTGGATACCAGATGGGAAATAGTTTTCACGCAATGTTTCAAGTTTCTCTACGAACTCTTCCTCTGTGGAGAAGTCCACACTCTCTGCGAGTGATTTGATTTTTTCAACTTGAGTTGCGGTTAAACCTTCACACACTTCTACTGTCAATTGTTCTTTAATTGCTTCTGTCAAAGCCTTTTTATATACAATGTTTGTTTCGATTTCTTCATTGAGTTTAGTTTCGAGTTCTTCGACTTTAGCGGCCAACTCTTCTACCAAATCAACTGATTCTTCGGGAACATTGATATAGTTTTCTGCAAACAGATTACGGAGACCAGCGATAAAATCTTCTGTGATTTCAGAACGCAAACCGCTTTCAATAGCGATTTGATTTTCTTCCATCCACTGTTCTACAACGTAGTTTAGGTAGTCGTCTACCTTCTCTGTCAAATCGGCTTTAATTGTTTCAACTGCTTCTTCAAGCACTGAAGCATATTCGGCTTCGATTTCTTCTTGAATCTGTGCGACACGGTCAAAGACACGTGCTTCGAAAATGGTTGCTGCTTTTGATTTGAAGTCTTCCGAAATAGTGGAATCATCACCAAATAAAGCATCAACATCTTCTTTCATTTTTTTCTTCATTGCTTTCATATGCACTTCAGCAATTACATCTTCATCTTGCTCTTCATCATACTCCTCATCTTCACGCATTGTTTTTGTGCCACCAGCAGGATGATTTTGAGTATCTGGCGATGCGGCAGAAGGCTTAGTTGTCGGAGCAGTTGCAGATTTGGCGCCTTTGGTTGCATCGATTTTATTCGAATCACCATCTGGCTTAGAATCTGTATTTGTGGGACCACCTAAGTCTTGGACACCAGCATCTCCAGGTTTTTGCATTGGCATAGCAGATGCAGACTTCTTGCTTCCGGCAAGAATCTCTGCTGCTGCTTCCATGAGTTTATTTGTTGCCATTGGATATCTCCTTATGATTTCTTATTTATAAATTTTAAAGTTTTGATAGGTAATTTTCAAATAGTTTCAAGGCAACCGACTCTACCTGATTGCGTGGTGCCTGACGAATCTGCCTCTTAGCATTGTCAAAATCTACTTCGACAAATCGCCCCTCGACAAACAACCATTCTTTATTTTCCATAATTCCTTGAACGAAAGCACCTGGTGCAGATGGATCAGCAACAATATCTGCTGCTGTAGCAAGGCGCAAATCATCTTGTACTAGATTGTAACCCTCTTTGGTCATGACAACAGAACCCATAGCGCGGCTAGATACACCAAGATTAACCCCCGAATCGATAAAGTTCTTAACAATTTGACCATACGGCGTCTCCAATACAAGTGCTTTACCTTTAAAAGTATTACCATCTTCTACAAGACTTACAATTTTATGCGACACACGTTCCAGATTCAATGAAGGGGTATCTGGATGTCCTAGTTCACCAAGCGCACGATTGGTATCAATGTAATCTTTGGTATAACGTGCAACCTCATTACGTAATGTATCCATCTTGTACATGCGATTGTTACGATTGACTTCATCGCCAACCAGAAAACGACCTTCGATGTACATATTCTTTTTGCCACTCTCTGTGGTCTCTGTGAGGTACTTTACGTCCTCAATATGTTCTTTAATTAGTTTCATAGATTAACCTGTGTATGGATCAACGTTATAGGTTGCTTCTTTACTTATTTCCATAAACAAAGTTCCACCTGTTGTAATGGTAACGTTAGCATTTGCTGTACGATTGGTAGTAATTGCATAACCATAATCATCAAGGCGCATTTCACTTGAATTGTGAAGTGAAGCAATGTTAGCACTGCTTCGACTAATTTGAATAGATCCATTTGTAGACCAATTCAATCTTTTAATGTCAAAAGCGGTAACCGTTTCAGTTGTTGTGTTCGCTCTCAAGTCCGTAAGATTAATATAATAAGTTCCAGTACCTTCAACTCTAATAATTGAGGTACCTCTTAATGTATTGTTGTATTCAATTGGCATTTTACTTTAGTCCCATAGATGTTCTTCGGCGCATTGACATTTTTCTCTTCATCAATGTGCGTCTAAGTTTTGATCTTCTTGTTGTTTTCCACGAACGTTTTAGTTTCCGCGCTTTTGCTATTCTTACTGTTGCAGGTATCTTACGTACTGTATTACCTGACAATCTATAACCTTTAATGCCCGACTTGCGAACATTTCGTTGTACTACGATTCTACCTTTTTTATTACGGCGAATGCGCCTGCGAATCTTAGTAATTCTACCCATCTTTTGAATGTTTGGATTACGCTTCTTAGTTGCTTCATCCAATTCTTCCCATTCAACTTCTTCAAATATTTCATCAACGACAAATGGTTTTGCTTCCTCAAGTTTCTGAGCAACAATTTCATCTAAACGTGCAAAGATGGCCTCACGGGCCTCATCTAGTTTAGATTGAATAATGTGATCTACAAAACTCATATGCCTTGTCGAAACTTTCTTCTGAACTTGTTAGTAAGTCCACAAATCTTTGTTTGTTATCTTCTTCTAATCCATCATAAGCATAAACTATACGATTGGCCATCAAAACATCAAGTTCTACTTGACTACCATCTTGCAATTCTAATGTTGTCTCTTCAGTGAGATTACTCATTGCTCTCAACTCATCAATAAAACTTTCTGCTTGTACGCCAGATACATCTGCTTCAGGTGTACCAAATGGCACACTAAAGTACCGCTTCATCTTATCACTATAGTATAAAGCAATTCGTGTACCGTCTGGATACAATCTCACTGCTTTACGTTTAATTACCATAATGATTGGTGGCATTGGAACTAAAGGTACACTTGTTACTTCTTCCAAATCTTCACGCACTGCTTGTTTTGCTTTAGAATAAATCTGTTTGTTATTAGAAATTAAATCTACCATACGGTTAAACAAGTTCTGCATTATAGCACGATCAGCAGGACTAAAATTAGGTTTCTCTTCACCCATCTTATCCAGTATCTTGTGGATACGTTGCATCTGTGCTTTATTGGCCAAACCTGCACGAACGAGAGCATCAAACTTTGAATAGTCTTTCTTCTCTTCTTCCGTAATAAGTTTAAAGTCTAATAACGATTTCATTATTATTTTTTCATCTGAGACATATTTTTTGTGATGCTCTTTTTTAAACTTTTAGTGTCAGATTTTGTTAATGGAGTACCGCTTCTTATTCCACGACCTCTATTTTTCAACATATCTTCTTTACCAGTATCGGCTGTGTTTTCAATGCCACCATGTGCGCCATCTTTACGATAACCTGTATTGTGAGCAATACTGGATGTTCTCCATTTTGCTCTCTCATCAAGGTGTTCACCATCTTGCTCTACGCCTTCTGCGTAAGCACCTTCTTCATCTTCTTCGTGATCTGTATCTTCTTCAGGCCCTTGCTCTTGCCCGCCATAAAGAGTTGCAGCGATTTCTTGCTTGTAACCCTGGAGCGCATCGAACGCTTTTGCTGACAATACATTTTTTTCTAATCCTTCTTTAGCAACAAGATTTTCTCCTGATGCAATATTGTTGATGATTTCTTGAATGTTCATTTGAACTCCTATTTGCGTTTAGTATTTATGCTGACCACAGACTTGTCTACCTCTTTGTCAAGACCAGGTGTCAATGACTCTTCTTCTTCGGTATTCTCTGTGGTGTTATCTTCTGGTGGGAACTCATTAGGATCCGCACCACCTTGTGGAGCATTCATTACTGGACCTTGCATATCATCCGATAATGAATCTTTTTCTTCTGCAAGTTGTTCATCCAGTTCATCAATCTCTTCGTCCGTCATCATCAAAATTTTATTCTTGACGTAATGATTAGAGAAGTACCTACCAATATACGGATCAACCAACTGCAACATCTGTAAACGATTCTGCAACAACTCTGAGGCACGCATCTCAGTAAAGTTGTTGTCTTTCTGGAAGTCATAGTAGATATCTTCTTTGAAATCTTCCCACTCTTCCAATGTACAAATACCTTTGAGTACCAATTGAGTACGCAAAGCATGGTCAAATAACTGTGTAAACTTATTACGAAGTCTGGTAACAAACTTGGCAAACTTTAATTCGTCACGGGTAACTTCTTGTGAACGACCCATACCAGCAAACCCACCACCGTTTT